GTTTCCCAGTCACGATCGGGCGGGTGATGGAATGGTTGATGGGTGAACTGAAGCTTATTGCTGATGTAATGGGGTTCAGAAAACTGCCAGAGATTAGATTTGGAAGTACAAGCTTGGTTGATAAGAAAGCTCAGCAAACATTTTTGATGGGTCTTTATGATAGAAATATTATTTCTGCTGACACGCTGCTTAGAAATGAAGCTAACACTACGGCGGAAATGGAAGCATCGAAGTTGAAACAAGAAAAGAGTTTGCGAGGCAAGAATGTGTTTGAACCTCGTGGTCCATTTATTAAAGAGCCTAAAGCTCCTGGTGCAGGTCCAGCTGGATCTAAGCCAACTCAGCCAAACGGCAGACCAGGAAACTCGTCTACTGGTCCTACAGGAAAACAAAGTAATCCTAGAGGACCGAAGGGTCAAGGTTTGGCTGTGAGTTTAGAGTCTCTTGAACAATATCATAATATGAGTGATTTGTTGCAGGTTCATGGAAGAGAAGTGTTAGATAAGATTGAGTCTTATTGTAGTAATCAGTTATTGCGTGCTCGTGCTCTTGAAGATGGACGAATTAAGCACATTAAACAGCTGAAAAAGGACGAGAAAGAAAGATTAGAAAATCTTATCTACAATGTTTTTAGTCATATGCCGGCGGCACCTGAAAATGATTACACAGATGACTTTATAGTACAGATGCTACAGTCTGATGCTGCAACCAGTATTAAGGCTGATGTATTGGAAGTTTATACAGATAAAATTGCTGAGTATAGTAGATCTTATGGTAAATCTCCTTCTAGAGAAATGAGGCGTCAGTTTATTGTTTCTGCTTGGACTCAGCGTGCACTCATGAATCACTTAATGCAAAAACCCGACATTTTAACGGCAAGTTAGAGTATTACATATTATGAGTAGTAGAACCACCGCTAAAATTATAAAAAAAGGATCTCAATGGTGCGTCGTTTCCGAAGATGGAAGCAAAAACCTTGGTTGTTCTGATTCAAGAGAAGGTGCTGAAAAGAGACTTAGACAAGTTGAATTTTTTAAAAACAAAGGGCATGCGATGAGTTACGATGAATTATTTGAGAACCTTGGGAAGGTTTCCTCTGGATATAAAATTAGCGAAGATAAAAATAAAACGCTCATTGCGGGCGGAACAATTGCTGGTCAGCTTTCTCCTAATGTCTTAGACACTAAAGAGCATTTTCCAGTAATTACTGAAAATCAAGCTATCTCTTCAATGAAGAGAGCTATGGCATTGACGGAGGCTCCAGTTTGGTACAACGGCAATCTGGAAGGTCTTCGTAATGAAGTATACGCGGGTGTAGCTATTAATCATCCGGGTTTAAATATTAATGTATCTATTCCAGTTGATCAAGCTCTCGCTCTTTCTGATGGGGAGCAAGAGGCCGAAACTCAGAAAAGCGACATTAAGGATCCAGCCAATGTTGCAACCGATAAAGTCCCACAGGTAAAGCGTCCTACATTAGCAGCAGCTCTTGCAGAGGAAGCCGCTGATGATGATCGTAGAAAGGTTATGGCTGGAGATCTCATGGTTATGCTTGAGAAACAAAAGGAAGCATTAGACAATGCAATGAAAGTTGCAAAGAGATTAATGAATAAGGGGCTTTCAGCAGAAGAGTTTGAAGGACTTGTTTCCTTTTTACAGGAGGATGTTCTTCGTGCTCTTTTAAGTCAGGGTGTTACAGCTTCTTCGAGAGATGATGATACTGATCGTCGTCAAGAGCTTATCAATCGTCTGAAAGGCGATAATGAATAAGCGGTTTGTTGATACTGTTGCGGTTTTGATGAGGCTCCGACGTGAAAAAGCGGAGAATAACCCATTTCGAAATCCTCAGAAGCCGACAGATGGCGGGAAAAAAAAGGAGAAGAAGAAAAAAAGGAGCTATTGATGGCAGCTGATCTCAATTCTGGTTTTAGTAATAATATTAATATTGTAACTGTTCGTACTCAGGGAGTTAGTTTACAAAAACTAACCGATAGATCAATTGATTTAGATGGTGACGGCAATAAAGAGCAAATTAGTATTACTCATGTTTCTGGCCATGCAGTTGGAACACCAAGTGCTCCAGGCGGAAAGATTCGAGAAACGGTTACTACTCCAGCTGGGTTTAACAGAACTATCGTTCAACAGCCTGTTGAAACTGATGGTGGTGTCAATATCACTGGATCTGAGTTTACTGAAGGGGTTGACTAATGGATACTGCTAATGAGGGACTTCGTAGACAAGAGTTTGGTCGTCTAAAAGATAAGCTTGATGACCAGAAAGGTATTCAGATAGATCATTTTTCTGATGCTCTTGAGCGGGCTGGCGTGAAAGCTGATGAGACGGAGCATATTAGCGTAAATCCGCCTAAGACCGATTTGTGGCCACGTATGCCCGGAAGCAGCGATGATGGGGATCCATATAGCTCTTCTGTTAAACCAGAAGGCGTAGCTGTTTGGTCTAAGCCTCCGGCCACCAAAGAAGAAGAAGCGACGTACTATGGTGTTCATATTCACGATGAGTCAAACCCTCTTGGATTGCATACGCACGTTCCTGGTGGGACTCCGGGTGGCGGTCATAGTCATGGTCCTCAAAATAGATTAGGTGTTCATCACCATCGTACGGATTCTCCAGACATGGTGCAGCTTGATGGTCCTCACACTCATGAAGGATGTAATTTTCCAGATGGTGGTCATAATCATGCACCGTCTAATTTTGGATAGAGTTTTAGTGTATTCTAAAAAATAGACATGTCTAACTTAAGAAGAAATAAAACATATCTGGTCTCTAAGGCTGAATTAGTTGAACCTAATTCAGATGTTTTCCGTGCCGTTGCCGCATCTATCCAGGAAAAATATGGCATGGATCTTAAACCCCAAATGGATTTGCTTTATATGCGGTCTTGTTTGGTTTCGGCGGGGCTTAAGGCGGGAATAAATGATAACGATGATATTTTTACCAGAGAAGAGGCTTGGGCGGCTAGACATTCTCCGGTATTTAAGCCTTTTAACTGGCAACATCAAGATAAAGATATTGTTGGTGTTATTTACAGCGTTGAAGCAAGAGATCTAAACGGTAATGTTTTAGATTTTAGTGACAACAGAGTTCCGGATCAAGATTTTGATCTTTGGACTGAGGCTGTAATTTTTAGATTAATTCATCCTGATCGAGCGAACGAAGTTGAAGCTCGTGCTGCCAAGAATGATTTATACGTCTCCATGGAAGCATGGTTTGATGATTATGGGTATGGCATATGTGATGAAAACGGGAAACTTGATAAAATTGTTGCCCGGAATGAGAAAACTAGTTTCCTTGATAAGCATTTGCGTGCTAGCGGAGGAGCTGGTTTGTTTGAAGAAAAGCGGATCGGTCGAGTTCTACGTTCTATCACCTTTGGAGGGTGTGGTTTAGTAGACCGTCCCGCAAATAAACGTTCTGTCATTTCTGATGTAACGGCTGGGACGTTTGATACTGACCCCGTAGAAGTGGTTGATATTGAATTCTTACTTCAAAAGGTAATGGAATCTGACTCTACAATGGAGGAAACTTTAATGAATACTCAGGCTAATCAAAAAGATACTAAGGCTGAGATTGCAGAAACAGTAGGCGAAGTGCTCGATCAACGTGAGAAAGTACAAGCTGATCGTCAAGCAAAAGCAGCATTAGAGGCTCGTGCGGCTGAAGCCGAGCAGAAAAATAAAGAGCTTGAGCAGCAAGTTTCCGATCTATCTGAAGCAAATGAAACAAAAGAAGCGGAGGTCCAAGCACTGAATGAGACGCTAAATCGCTTTAATGAGGTTGTAGATAACCTTGTTGAGAGTGAGCAGGCTGCTGCCGGTGCCACTGGTGATACTCCTGCGGAAATTGCGGCTATTGATGGTGCTAAGGATGGTGAAGGAGCTTTTAGAGCAAAGATGTCATGGATTGAAAAATCCTTGGCTTCCCTACGCTCTCGTGCTGCTAACGCTGACAAATTGGAAGCTGAACTAGTTGAAGCTGCCAAAATCGTTCGTGAAAATGAGGTTCGTGCTATGTTTGCCAACGTTCTTCCCGAAGAAACAGTTGATGCTCTTGTAGCTCGTGCTTCTGCTCTCAGTGATGAGGATTATGAGCTTTGGCGTGATGAAAAAGAGCTGATGGCTCTTGACATGACTCAAGCTGCTGATCCTGAGCTGAAGGAAAAAATGAATAAAAAAGGTAAAGAAGGTGCTAAGGAGGAGAAAGAAGCTCAGGCTTCTGATTTGTTCCGTGCTCTTCTTGAAAGACGTAGATCTGAAGGGATGGAAGCTGACCCAGGGACTCCAGGTGCGGAACCGCACTTGATTAATCCTCCAGGTGGGGATGGTCTAAAGTCTGGCGTAAATCCTGGTGGATTGCGTACTCCACGCCACAAAATCGCAGGTAGTGCTGCCGGGAACGACCTCGAAGCCGTGCTTGAGAATGCTCAAGCCGAGGACGACGTTAACCTTGCCGGTGCTACTCAAGCGGGTGGTGAGGAGAATGGTGTTAGTCCGTTCCGTAGCTTAGCTGCGGAGATTACGGGCTATGGCAAGGAAGATGAGGATCCGGCTTCTGAGAAGCCGGGATTTGATCCTGTTCAGTAATTAAAGGGAGATAAAACTATGGCTCTACAAGGAAGTCGCCAAGTATTCCATACTAATGTGGATTGCACTGTCTCCGGTGTTGCTGAAAGAGGGGGCATCTTGTCTTACGTTCCTGGCGTTAATGGCCTTTGTGCATATGCCGATGCTACTGCCGTTTCTGGTGCTTTGTCCGGTCCAGCCGGTCTATTGCTAGATGATGTTGAAGACATCAACTACTTCAGAAACCCAGAGTATCGTCAACGCAACGTTGTACCTAAGGGTAGCGTTGTTGGTATTGCAACTGAGGGCGAATTTCACACTGATCAAGTCGAGCAGAACCTGCCGACTGGTGAAAGCGTTGGAACGTATGCACCTGGTGATACCCTGTATCTAGCAGACAACGGACAAGTTTCTAGAGACAATGCTTCTGGAGCAACCGGCACGGCACGCCCGACTGTTGGTAAAGCTCTAAGTGCTCTCGGATCTGATGGGTTCCTAAAAGTCCGGATTGAGTTGTAAGGAGAGATAAACGATGAATATGTACAAACGTTATCCGCAAGCAGCGGTTGAAGCTCTTAGAGCTACTGCTTCTCCTAACACGCAAATCCGTGAACAAGCTCAGAAAGCATTTGCTGCCGAGCTTCAGTTCCCATTGCGTCAAGGAGTATTTGATCGTGATAATCTTGCTGGAATTTTCGAAAGACAGCTATTGGCTCCTGGTGCTCAGGCCAATTACCCACTGGATTTCGTTAAGCCTGGTGAAGAGGATGAATTTATTGCCTTTACCATGCCGAAGCAGGGCCGCGTCCCTGAGCGTCATGTAGAAGGCGACGAGCTTTGGGTGCCGACTTTCAATATTGCTAACAGTATTGATTGGTCGATTAAGTATGCCGAAGAAGCTCGCTTTGATGTTATCATGCGTGCAATCCGCGTCTACGAGGCCGGTTTTGTTCGTAAGATTAACAGTGATGGTTGGCGTACCGTTATCGGTGCTGCTGATGGTCGTGGTTTGGTAGTTACCGCTCTTGGTGCTGCCCCATTCACCGGCTCTACTCTTGCACCTTCGCCTGCTGCTGGTCAGTTCACTAAAGAATTGATTAGCCGTATGCGTACTGCAATGACTCGTGGTGCTGGTGGAAACGGTAACGCAGGTCGTTTGACCGACGTTTACCTTTCTCTTGAGGCTATGGAAGATATTCGTGCATGGGACGTTGATGAGATCGACGAGTTTACTCGTAGAGAAATCTTCGTAAGTCGCGAATACGGTCTTGCTCAGATTTATGGCGTGGTTCTCCACGAGATGACTGAGTGGGGCGAAGGCCAGGAGTACGAAGAGTACCTAGAGTCTACTCTAGGTCGTTCGCACCAAACCGTTGCATCGGTAACCCTTAGAGAGTTCTGCCTGGGTCTTGACTTGTCTACTATGGACAGCTTCGTAATGCCTATCCGCAAGGAACTAGAGACTTACGAGGATCCTGCTCTATACAGACAACAGAGAGCTGGTATCTACGGATGGATGGAGCACGGCTTTGCCGTTCTTGATCCTCGTAGAGTTGTACTCGGTGAATTCTAAACCATCTAGGTTTTAACACGGAGGCGGCGGGGTCTTAGGGCCCTGTCGCCTTTTTCAATTAGTGTATTATCTTGTAGGAGATAAATTATGCCAGGTGAAACAAAAGTACTAACCGTAGGGGCCAATGCTTCGGCACTCGATATTTTTATAAACGCTGGCGGTTCTCCAGTTAATGCAACCTTTGTTGGTTTTGAACTTTTTGATGCATCAAATACTTCGGCTACTAGTGGCGTAGCTGTTAACCCATCTACAGGAAAATATACTGCGTCCGGTGTCGTTCCGGCCGGTTTTCAACTTGGTACATGGAGAGTTGATTGGGATATTATTACTGCTGGAAATAGTATAGTAACAGCAAGTGAACCATTTTGCGTTCAGGAGGTAGATGTACAAATTGGCTTTGTTCCACCTACAGATAAAACTGGTACTATTTATGAAGCAGTGAGAATTGATATTGGCGACCCGGATGGCAATGTTTTTGACGACGATTTTTTGAAACGTGTGCTTACTAAGGCTGCTCGTAGATTAAATCATAGATTAGGGTTATCTACTACAGCTCGACCACTTGGTATTCCAGGTACCTTTGGAGGGCCACGTCTTAAGGTTTCGCCAATTACTGTAGACTTAGAGGCTGGTACTATAACTCCCAATAATGATGAACTTTGCGATCTTATTATTATGATGATGGAATATATCATTATAACAAGTGAAGTTTCTGCATTGAAGAGACTAGCGGCCACATCTGCCTCTGGTCCATTTGCCACCTTGGTTGGAAATGCTGTTAATGATGGAATCTCTGTGACTAACGCCGACGGTGTTCGTGTAGATATCAGTGGAGGTAGATTGGCGAATAGAGTAGCTCTTCATCGTCTTGATATTCAGACTAGAGAAAAAGAACTTGAAGCTGCTATCAAAGCATTTTTGGCTCGCCAAACTGGAAACTATGGAAAGCTCATATATTAATGCTAGTGTACGCAAAGCAACCAAGAGGTATTTTATACATTGGTAAGGAACCTATATATGGTCGAGAAATGATCCAGGGACCTTCTGATATTCCGTATAAAGTATTTGAAGCATATAAGGATGGATTAGAGGAAGGCACATATAGAGAAGGGTTTCTGTCTAAATTGTTTGGTAATCCTGATTTTCCAGAGGTTGCCTTTAAATATAGTGATTTGAGGTTTTTGCCAGAAAAAACACTTAATAAAATTTGTGTTGGCATGAAGATGAGAATTTTTAAAAAGACCACAAGAATTGCTAAAATTAAAATGATAAAGAAGGCTTTGAGGGAAAAATCTCCTGATGTCGTTACGTCCGCTTAGACAGCAAGAACAGGTTAATATTGATTATATTTCGCCATGGACTCAAGAACGTGGCGGTATTCTTACATATGCGACAGCTTCAGGAATAACGTTTGCTCAGTATGCTCATGTTGCCAGCGGTGCAGTTCCTATTGGTATTCAATTGAACGATGTAGAAAACGTTAATTTTTCTCGTGAAGTATTTCCTCAAAGAATTAGAAATACTGAAGTCCCTTGTGGAATTGTTGGGATTGGTGTACAAGGAGATTTTGAAACAGATTGGGTTCATCAGGTTGGTCAGATATCTACAGGAGATTTGGCTTATGTTGGACCAAGTGGAACATTTACAAACTCTTCCAGTTTTGGAGGAGCTTTAGTGGGAAAGTTTTTAGGAACATTAAAAGCTAATGTTCATCCAGTTGTTTTTAGAGGATTAGGGTTTTCTAGAGAGTTTGTAGACCCTGTTTCAAAACAAATTGTTTGGGAAAACAATCCTTCAGATATGTTAACAGTGTTGTCTCCTGGTTTTGTGAAAATTCGTATTGACTCATCTCTTATGACTAGGGGGTCGCTATAATGGTAATTTTGCCTAATGGACAAGATCTTACTGCTGCGAGCGGTCTAATCAACATAGGATTTCTTGAAAATGTTTATCACTCAATCATTGATGAAACATTTGTAGACCTTGGTCGTAGAGTTGTATTTCATTTGCAGCCTTCTCAGGAACAAGATGTTGTAACTCAATCAAAACCACAGGCACAGCAGTACAATCCGTTTTTTGGAAGAGTTGGTGTTCCAAACACAAACACTAGAAATCCTGGAACCAAGATAACACCAAGAGATGTTATATATGACGCCCATATTAGAATTGGTCCAATGAAAGAAGGTACCGATACTACTGGTATGGGTGATCTGAAAGCAAATGAAGCAATGATCACTGTTGTTATTGAGGCTATGCAATACATAGATCAAATAATCAGCATTTCTATTGAGGGTCGCAGATATTCTGTTATGGAAACTAGACCAATTGGCTTTTCAAGTAGAAGGTATATAATGATGAAACTTGAAGAGATTAATGAACGTGAGGCCCCTAGTACAATTTCTACGGATGGTTAAATGGGATTAGAGCTTAAATTAAGATCACTTATCAAGCTCAATATGAAGCTTTTTCTTGACATGCATATGTTGAGAGAAGGAACGTATATTAATATTCCCAGTTCTGGAACTTTGTTTTACGACGGAAGTGATATGAGCGTTTTACTTCCTGATACTAGTGCGGATGATTTGTTGTTTGGAGTCAGTGACGGGCAAGTTTGGCAATCACCATTTAGACAATGGGTTTATGAATCTGGGGTGCCATTAGATGGAACCAATGTTCAAGTTGCTCCAATTGCATCTTCTGGTGTTATCGTTGAGGGTGCTTTTAGATCTACAGATGATCCTGTATATAGTCATACTTTAGATTTTATTAATGGTCGAGTTATTTTCGATTCTCCCCAGCCACTAGATTTAAAGGTGAATGGAGTGTTTTCTGCTCGTGAAGTTAGGACAGATTTTGAGCATGCATTTAATCAACAGCTTAGAACAGGATTCTTAGAAAGTAAGTATACAACAAATCCACTAACGTCGTTTCAGATCGTATACCCATCTGGCCAAGCTCAACCATTTCCAGCAGTGTTTATTGAAGTAGACGATAGAAACTTTTCCGCCTATGAGCTTGGAAACAGAAGTGCTATTATTGAAGATGTAATTAGGTTACATGTTTGGGCTCTAGATGATTTACAGAGAGATAATATAGTTGATATTTTAACTTCTCAATGGAGAAAACGTATTCCGGTAATTGATTTTAATAAAGCACCACTGCCGTTATCGGGGATAAATAATACTTTATCGAATGAGTATGTTCCTTACCAACTTATGGTTAAAAATCCTACTTTAATTACAACTGTAGGATCTGGTGTGCCAGTGCGTTATGTTGCTGATATTGATGAAGTTACGTCAATGAACATAGAGCCACATGAGGAGTTTGAGCGTTCTGTTGTTAATTATAAAATAAAAGTTTATCTGAACGCACCGACTACTCCATTGGGTCATTTGTTTGGTCCGATTACTACATTGGGTACAATTGAGGACCCAGGGTTTTAATAACAAATTTTAGTGTAATATTGAATGGTATACCAATTTTTTTATGGCAGGCTTGTCTATTAAGAGGAGATAATCATGGCCACTAATAATCGTGTCTTTTACGCAATTGAACAGATTGCGATTAAAGCTAACAGTGCTACGGCAACAGGTGACGTAGCTCCTGTTAATTCGCGTCACTATACCACTGGAAACCTCGCCTCTGGTGTGAACGAAGTTAATGGCCTATGGGAAGTTCCTCGTGGCCTTCAGAGTGCTGGTATGAGCACTACGTTCAACCTAGAGCAAGTGTTCCAAATCGGTCAAGTTGAGCTTTATGAATATTCAGAAAGACAGCCAGATATTGAAGTCACGCTTTCGAAAGCTATTGATGGTTCGAAGCCTCTGTTCTTCATGGTAACTGATTCTACTAAGGCTAACGATATTGTTGCACGTACAGCTGATTTCCGTATTGATGTTGCTATGCAAATTTATCCGGATACTCAATTCCGTGCGACGGGTAAGCCTCAGTCTATTGTTACTGCTTCTGGCATGTATGTTTCTAATATTGCATACACTTTCCCGATCGATGGTTTTGTGACAGAGGACGTTACTCTTGTTGGTAACGACAAAATTTGGGGAACTTTCGTTGCTGTGTCTGGACATACTGCTGGACATAATGCCGGTGCCGGTGGTGAGCCTTTGGTTGTATGGCCAGATGCTCAAGATGGAAGTAATCCTAATGCTCCTGAAGGAACTCCTTCTGGTGTATTTGGAAACGATGGACTAACTTCGACTCTTGTTGAAGGTGGTGCACAGGAACTTGCTGGTGGTGCTGATAGATTCGGCGTTATCATCGTTGGTTCTGGTGTTCAACGTCGTGAAGAAGTTGATATTAGACGCTCGGTTCTTCCAAAAGATGTTCCGGGTATCATTGACTTTGCTTCATCTGGTATTGATGCAGCTTTTGTGAATGGTGGATTTGGTGCTCAAGGCCCAGGTACTGCCGCTGGTTTGAGTCAGCTTATTGGCAATGCTAATACTGACAATGTTGCTGAGCACATTCAAAACATTAATGTGGCAGTATCCCTAGCCCGCGACGATATCTTTGAGCTTGGATCCAAGCGTCCATTTGTGAAGGTAGTTAGCTTCCCAGTTGAGGTTACGGCTACTATTGAAGTTATCACTGCTCAGGGAGATCTTGTTGATGCAACCTCTGACATTGATTGTGGTCCAGATAACACTACGGAATCTAACACAATCATTATGAGAACTTGTGACGGTTTGCAAGTCGACCTTGGTGATTCTAACAGATTGACTAGCGTTGAGCAGGGTGGTGGCGAAGCAGGTGGAGATAATATGACGATTACTTACAACTACTCGTCATTCAATACCTTCAATGTCTCGCACGATTTCTTTCAGCCGAACCATAGAATCTTGCTATTCGAAACAGGAAATAGCAGATTCAATGTTGGTGCCCCGCTATTCACGAGAAGCGTTCTAGGCATCTTCTAAACTGACGGACGACATAGGCTGCGGCGAGAGTTGAGGAGGTCTCTCGCTGCGGCCTCGTCCCATTTTTTAGCCTCTTCGGATTTAGGTATGTTAACGGTACAGGAAAAAATTAGTTTATTATTGTGGGATAGGCGGTATATAAAAATCCCAAATGATATAGATGTCCCAAATGGCATCACAACTCTTGTCATGGTTGATCCTACTTTAGAAGACAAGAATTACTATTTACATGTTAAAGCATGTGAGGCTCAGGCTTGTAGTGAAATGGAAATTCCTGTGCCTACCGAAGAGGATGTATTTAGTTCTGCTCGCGAAGCTGGCTTTTGGACTGAGATGGACGACAAAGTTATCCAAGAGACTGATGAACACATTGAGTTTCTTGAATCTGAACTTGCTCGCCAGAAATTTCAAGCTAGAAAACGCAGCCTCAATCAGCAGATAGAACAAGCTAGAATTAAATACAATAGCGTCCTGCAAAAGAAGGAGAATCTTAAGCTAAACTCGGCGGAATATCTAGCCCACGAGCATGCTACCTTCTGCCTTTTACAGCGTATTGTCTATAACTTAGACGGAACATTATTCTGGCCAACAGAGCAGCAATTTGTGAGAGACAAGGAGAGATACCTTCCATTAGTAATTTATATTGCCCATGAGTTTTTGAACGAAGGAACTTGGAGTATAGCTGATATTCGTGAAGTTGCTCGCTCCGGCGAATGGAGAATATTATGGGCCTCTACTAAAGATAATTTGGTGACTCTTTTCAACAAGAATGTTGGAGCTTTAAATCTTAATCAGAAGATGTTGGTTTACTGGAGTCGAGTTTATGATTCCGTATTTGAAGATCCGAATCGTCCAGACCAGGATGTTATTAGTGATGATGATTTATTAGATGAGTGGCTCGCCAATAGAGACTTGGATCGTGCTGAAAAAGAGAAGGATCTGGACGTGTCTAAACATAAAACAACAAAAGATCATCAGGAGCAAATGCAAGTTTTGGATGGATACTATGTTGAGACATGTACTTGCGGGGCCTCTAATGTGAAAGTCAAAGGCTTAGGTGAAAAGCCGATGCATGCTGTTGACTGTCCTTATGGAACTTGGCGTAGGTACACATTGCAAGAAAAGGAAGAACTTGCACGTCAAATATATGGAAGAAATACTAATAGGGTTCGTCAACTTATTAACAGTGAGCAAGATGCTGTTGAGTCAAAGGGGGTTATCGAGGAACATCATCTTAGACATAGAAAAAGTAATAGCCGAAAGATTTTGAATCCAGAGCAAAAAATTATTCCAATAAGACGATGAGACGAACAAGCAATTCTTCTAGAGATCAACTGATGCGTACTTCAGAACGCAGAATTAAACATTTGATGATTCAAACTCTTACCAAATTTGAGGATCGTTTTCCCCAAACTGACAATAGTAAGGCCGGGGAAATGTTTAAAGCAGAGCTAAGAACAGCTTTTAATGATGTTATTCGTGCTCAGCGTGACGAATTTCATGATTACGACGTTGAGTATCGTCCGTTGAAAATGACTGACGATAATACATTAATTATGACTCAGACCTTTATGGGTACGGTTCAGAAGATTGAATTTGATATCAAAGGGAATGTTCCGTCTATGAGGGTTTATGCTGATTCCGCTTATAGAAAAGAACTTGATGCTGTTAGATCTGAGTTAGGAGCTGGAGTTTTATATAATATAGATACGGCTTTGGTTCTAGAAATTGTTGGTACTGAATCATGTATAAATTGTGTACTTCCTCTAATGGATAAGTATAGATTACATGAAGGTGTTAGGAAAAAATATTTACAGTGGCGAGATATCGTTGTTAAAACATATATAGGAGATAGGGATGTCGACTGAGAGAGTTTTTAAGGCTGAAGATCGGTTTGGTGCCGAGATTGAGTTTGAGCTTTTTAGACCGGGATTGGCGGAAGAAGCTGAGGGTGAGCGTCAGTATAGAATTGCGTTTAGTAAAGCTTTAACTGAAGGGATTTTTCCCCGCGAGAAGATGGCGGAGGTTATGCGTCATCATATGATGTGGACGGATGATGATGATAAAAATATGAAAGCTGCTATAGCTAAAATTGCTATTATGCAAATAGAGCTTGAGCAAGCTCAGACTGCTGGAAAGCAAGATGAATGTATCAAGTTGGCAAAAGAGATTAGTGATCAGCGAAATCGTATGTGGGAATTGTTTTTGATTCAACAAAGTGTGTATATGAATTCTGCTGAAGGCGTCGCAGAGGCCATTAAGGCTGAGGCAATTATGGCAGCGTGTACGAAAATTAAAGCAACTGGCGAGAGGTATTGGAAGAGTTATTCGGAGTTTGTTAGTGAACGCGATGGGAACAGCAAATCTAGAGTATATGAAAAGGTGGTAGAGCTTCAGGGTAAATTGCTAGACGAGGTTAGAGAAGATCTTTTAAATCAATATCCCGAAAGACAATATATGCAAAATGTCAAGGATACATTATTAGACAAAGATATTGAAGATGAGGTTTCTAAAGAATTGCGTCGTAGAGCAGAGAAAGTCATCAAGAATCAAGATGAAAAGGAAAAAAAGAAAGCTCCGGTTAGAAAGAAAAAAGTAACTAAAAAGGTTATGGCCAGGAAAAAGAAATCATGACTTGGAAACTTCAATTAATTCGTCCAGAAGCAACAATTAAAAAGTCAATTAATGTAAATTGGCAAGAAACCATGATTGATATTGTTCCTTGGATTGAAACCAAATTGTTTCCAGCTATGGTACATGGAGGGTTAGGAATTAAAGGAATTGCTGATACGCCATTTTATAAATTTATTACCAGCCCAGAAGGATTAAGTCAGTTAGGTATTGAAAAAGATCAGCCGCCAAAACTTCTTGAAGCATATAAAACTAAAGCGTTTAAAGTTATTCAGCGTGGGAGGTCTATAAGAATACAATTTGGTGATGTGGCTCAGCTTAAGCTAGCTACTCCTCATCCCGCGTCAGGTACTGGTTTTTTACAAATTAAATCCTGGTTAGAATGGATCGTTGATGCCAAGACAGTTGGTAGCGGCTTTGTGCCGAGAAATCGAATTCCAGGCAATGCTAAAAAGAAGATTAGACTTGGCTCTCCTCTTGGTGGCCTCATGCTTCGTAGAGGAGTTTTTGGAAGTAGTGGTTTGTGGAGATTCCCATCTAGTTTATTAAATTATGAGGATGATTGGTTTAAAGAAAATATAAAAGCTATTCAAGACGCTATCACTAAAAGAATAACAGAGGTTTTTGTTAATAAATTACGATGAACAAGATTCAGTTAGATGCCGTTCTTAGATTAGTTGATGTAAAAATTAATCCGAGAGTGTTCCAGCAAATTAGTAGATCTGTGGCAGGTATGCCCGCCGGTCTTCAGGCTACTACAAAGGGAATAGCTGCTGCGAATACTCAGGCGACTGGATTAAATAGAACTCTTAAGCAAACCGCCACACAACTTTCCACTAGTGAACGAGCGGCCAGATTATTCTTGCAGCGTATGGCACAATTTGCCGTTCTATTGCCAGCATTCGCAACCTTGAATAGATCGTTGCAGGGCGGCGTTAAGTTTCTCTTTGAATTCGATAAAGAGCTGCGTAATATTGTTCGTATTAATATCGAAGGACTTATTGATCGTCTTGATGAGATTGGTGATAGAGCACTTACGATTGGTAAAAACTTTGGTCAAAGTGCTACTGAAGTAGCAGCTTCTATTAGATTGTTTGCACAGGCGGGTTTTGAGATTGAGCAAGCATTTCGCCTTACTGAGGCTGCTACGCTGGCAACCAAGACGAGCACGCTTGACTTAGCCAATTCTCAGGAACTTTTGGTTGCTATTATTAAACAGTTTGATGTTGAGGCCCAGGGAGCTGAAGCCGCATTAGACAAGTTTGTGCGAGTTGAAGACCTGGCTGCTGCTGGTGCCCAAGATCTGGCCGAGGCTCTTAGAACTGGTGGTAACGCTCTTGCATTCGCTAGCAAGAGTCTGGATGATACCATTGGTCTTATTGCAGCTCTTCGTGAACAGTCTCGAAAATCTGGAAGAGAAATTGGTACGTTCTTCAAAACTTTATCAACTAGATTGCTGGCTGCTGGTGAGGCTCGTAATGCTGTTGAAGCTCTTGGTGTTCAAGTTGAAAATGCTGATGGTTCTTTAAGACCGCTACTAGCAATTTTGAACGATCTGAAAACTGCATTTGATGGTTTGACTGAAGCTCAAGCCGCCAACGCCGCCAAGGCAATTGGTGGTATTCGACAGTTTGAATCTCTCTTGGCTACGTTGAACTCGCTTGAGAGAGCTAATGAGCTTTCTGCTGGAGCATCTGATTCCTTAGGAACACAACAGGAAAAGTTGGCTGTTGTTTCTCAAAGTCTCGACTTTCAGTTACAGCAACTTATTGCTTCTGGTCAAGAGTTAGCTAAATCGCTAGGTGATGCTGGTTTGGTTGATACTCTTAGTGATGCTTTAAAGTTAGTTAACTTGCTCTTTAGTGCGTTTACTAGAACACTTGAAGCAGTAAAAGATATTGGTGTAAATATTACTCCGTTGCTTGCTATCGGTGGATTGACGCTTGGTCGGAGCATCTTTGGTGGTCGAGGAGGTCCAGGTGGTGGAGCAGCTCAAGGTGGTCCTTCTCCACAGATTGCTGCCGCAACATCGCAGTTTCCAAAGTTTACTGATGCACTTAGAAAAGCAACACTTAATAGTGGACGCAGCTTTGATGTATTAAACAGAGAGTTGGTAATGTCGGCACGTATACTTGGATTAAATAGTCGTGCTTTGAATACGAACACTGCCGCTATTAGTACAACAACTAGAAGATCTAGATTACTTGCAAATGCGTTCGCACAGACTACTAAAGCAGTTAAAACTGCTGGTGCTGCCGTTGCGAAACCACTTGAGAATGCTGGTGTGCGTATTGTTGCTTTGACTGCCGCAGCTACTACAGCTGCCGCTGTTTTAGATGGTACCGCTGGCCAGGTCGCTCAGGCAGGCTTACAATTTGCATTTTTTGGTGCGAAGGCTGGGCTGGCAGCAGCTGGTCTTGAAGCCTTTAGACAGATTTTGAAAACCCTTGAGACGGAGCGTCAAGGAGAGAGAGAAATCAGAGCCCTTGAGCGTCGTGAATCTAGTATTGCTGCGGTTGCCGGTCAGGTAGCAATTGATGAGCAAAGTACATCGAGGTTAGCGTTTGCCCTGAGTGAAGCATTTCAAAACGCTCAAGGTCGACAGGGAGAGATTGCTTTCCAGACTATAGGTCGTCGATTCCTTGAAGGTGAAGCATTGGCAACAAGGGGAGCCTCAGTTCAGGCATTGCGTGACGTTAATCCGTTTGAAGTTATTACTAGACCTGGAGTAATTCAGTCATTAAGTAATTTAAACAACACTTTCTTTAGTAATATTGAGGCCGTTAACGAGTTGCGGGCTTCTTTTGATGATGCTGGTGATAGTACGTTAAGTACAGGGCAACAGCTTAAATTACTGCGAGCTGCATTTGGAGAAGTACAAGAAGAGATTAATGAGACTACTGGTACCTTACAAAGATCGTTAATTGCAACGTTCGCAGAATTTAAAAAGCGAGAAGAGATAATTGGTCTTGGCAAGAGTATCTTTGATCTTAATGAAACGATAGATCGTGCCAGACTGGCTCCGGAAAAGTTAGCTGACGGTATTGATATTTTACGTCAAGAACTTGAAAAAGCTGAACTTGACTCCGTGTTTGATTTGGACGCTATCAATAGACAGAGAGATGCACTTGTTAGATTGTCCGAAGGTATTAATCCTTCTCGTGCTCGTGAACTGTCTGCTGAAATTAGAAATCTTTTAGGAAAAGGTCTTGATGCCGCTGTTGATGGTGGTGCAGCAACTGCTGGTGAGAAATTTCAGGAATTGATCTTTAATCTACTTCCTGAAGAGGCGGCTTTTGCTCAGCAAGTTGCTAAGCTTGAAGTTGAAGCTAGAAAGATCGAAGAAAACAGATTTGCTGCTCGTCAGAAACTAGAGGAAGAGTTAAACTCTAGAACAAAGAAATTGTTAGAGGATGAAAAACAGGCCGCCGAAGAAGCTGCTTTGGCCACAGATAAGTTCAAGATTGCTCTTGAACAAATCGGAGTAGGTTTTGGTGCGGCCGATTTAGATCAGTTGATAAATTTGAGTCAAGAAGATTTGAGAAATATTATTTCTGGAGACTTGGATATCGGCGGAGCTTTAGGTGATGTTATTAAATCTGCATTTGGTGATGAAGTTCTTAAGGCTCAAGGCGAGTTGTCTGCCGCACAGTTAGAGACAGAACTGACTACTAGACAACTTGCTGCTCAGTTATCTGAACTTGATGATGAAATTGAGAAGTTAGGTAAAACTGAAGCCGGTACCGAAGACGACCTGAAAAAAAGACAATTGCAAATTGAACGAAATGCTGCCGCTTCCCAATTAGAGCAAGCAGCTCGCGAAGGAGCTTTGAAGCAAGCCGAAGCTACACTTGGATTATTACAAGCTGAGCAAAGAGAGGCTGATAAAGCAGCTGAGGCTGAGCGTCGTAGATTGCAGGCTTTAGAAGATCTCAATGCTGCTACAAATGACTTTGAAAATCAATTAAGAGATGCCAAGATGGCATTTGAAGATTTTGAAGCAGCTAGATTACAAGAGCTATTTCAAGAAGAAGCAAATGCTCAAGCTGAATTAAAACAAACTCAACAGGAAGTTTTAAGTAGCACAGAACAGTTAGACGAAGCTTACAAAAATCTAAATAGAGCTATATTGGATTTTAATGGTGCAGTTGCAGAAGCTCAAATTAAATCTAATTTACTATCTAGAGATATTGGAGTATTGACTGGTGCTATATCTACATTTCAGGGTAGACTAGGTAGTCTTGAAAGTTCTTTTAATAGCGTACTTCAGGATGCAAATATTACTCTTGAACAGAGAATTGCATTAGAGAGACAGCTTGCTGAAGAAACGTTGTCCTTCTTAGAACAGGCTCAGAATGAAATTGTCAGTGCTGGGTTATCTATCTTTGGTCAAACTGGAGCTGAAAATAGACAACTTCAAGAAGGGATTGCAGGACTAAACTTTGTTGCTCAGCAGCTTGGTGGTACATTTGAGAATTTCTTAGGTTTAAGTGCTACTGACTTACAGAATGTTGGACAGCAGCTATTGTCTCTACCAGTGGATTTTAGACAAAGTATTCTTGATGCTCTTTCGTTTTTGCCGAGTACAGTTAGTATTGGCGGATTTAGTGTTGATCAGTTGGAAACTGTATTAGGTCAAGTTGGAGCCGGTGTAGCTCCTGATGAAGGGTTGCCGTCAATTGAAGAACTTACTAATGAACAAGTTGAACAACTTAAGACCTTGCAAGGATTAGCTTCTCAGGATGCTCAATTGCAGATTTCTCAGGTTATCGCTGCACAAGAGCAATTAGATGTTTCCAGAGAACAATTAGAGGCTGCTAAAATTTTAGAAGCTAGAGCAATTGAAAATCTTCAAGAGGTTAGAGCTGGCGTTGCTGAACAAGTATCTATTCTGAATGAAGCGAATATACTAAACTCAGAGTTGACAGACAAAGTTATAGCAGCTGGTGATGCTACTGCGTTGAGGCAGATTGAGAAAGAAGCACAATTATTTGCAGATCAAAATAATGTCTTTAGGGATGTAGGTAAATTTATTGTAGATGGAATTTCGTCTACTATAGGTTCTAGACTGTCATTGATTGAAGCTACTGCTGCTGTTGGTTCTGCGGCGGCCGGATATGTTCCAAATATGGCTGGAGGTAATTTAACTCCTAGCGAAGCTGCTGCACTTTTGAGAGCGGGGGCTCGCGAGAAAAAAGCTATGCCCGGTGGTGCTGGTCTTGCTGTTGCGAACACTAGCGAAGCGATTATTCCGATGCGTAATCGTGGATTTATTCCTAACTTCCAAGAAGGTAATTTAGATATTGCTGCTGGTATTCAAGCCATTAAAGGAATTAATGAAACAGTTGTCGCTGCGATTGCTCGGTCGGTTACGCAGACTCTAACTGATTTACAGCGATCTGATAATAACATACCAGAATTGGATGAAGTTACAGCAGTGTTGTCAGATATTAGAGGAGTTTTGAACGATATCTCAGAAAGCAACACTGTCATTCAAACGAACACATCGTCTGATGCTGGAGAAACAACTACTACTCCTACGGCTGGGTCTACCGAAAGAGTTAATATTACTTTGCAGACTAACCAGAATAATACAGTAACAGTGACTGGTCTTGAGAGTTTAAGAGAACAGTTAAGGGATGCTGTTAGAGAGAATACATTAGCACAAGTAGATGAACAGATCGAGCCATTGTTAGCTGAGCTGGATGCGATTTTCCAAGTTCTTAGAGAGAGAGGTTTGTTGACGAGCTTCGGTCAACCAGGATAATTAAATGAATATTTTATCTTCAGTTACTAATCCGCCCCTATCAGCAGTTAAGGTACTTTATAATAATTGTCGTTTAGTACCTGGACCGCTTATTGATTGGACCGTTGAATCTCAGTTTGATGACGCCGGAGTAAGAACAAGCGATAAAAATAGGCTAACGCTAACTGGAACTGTTCTTATTACTCCTTCTGGTAGTTATGAGCAGATGTATACTAAGCAAGAGGAACTTCGTTCTGCGTTTAGTGTTGACAATAAAGATTTAGTGATTTTAGCTGGCCCAGGTAACAAAACTCTAGCAGAAGATGCAGTTATCTGTTCTGGTCTAACGCCGAAAGTTATTTCGTTAAATATTGCACCAGATATTCATGTTACTAGGTTTGATTATACTATTGAACTTGAAGATCTTGTTGCCGCTTCTGGTGTTAGTGGAGTTACTTCTAGTCTTAGTAACCAGTGGTCTTTCTCGGAAAACCCAGACAGTTGTACACTTGAGGTAACTCATACGGTAAGTGCTACTGGGCCAGATGGTGAATCTGATAAATTTGATCAGGCACTAAGAGCAGTAAAACCTCTTCTTGGAATAGACCAACTTCCTATTCAGATACCGTGTTTTGTTGAGCCGAATGCTTCTGGATTGTTTAATATAACTCATCCATCTAATGCAGCAGGCGGACCGATATTTGAAGTATCTATGCAACGCGAAGAGGTTGCTGATGTAGCAAATGGTACATATTCTGTCACTGAAGTATTTACTATTGTTAGTGGAGTTCCATTTTATTTTACTTCTAGAACAGAAGCATTTGATGAAGACCAGGCTGGAATAGCAACAGTAACAATTGCTGGGACTGTACAGGGTCTTGGAAGAACATTGTCTCCAAGCTTTGGTGCCGTTGGTGGAGTGGGTTTTGACAGAGCCTGTTCGGGTTTTATTAATCACGTCAAGCCTCAGTTGCCAGCTGACGCTTCCGGAGTATATCAAAAATATAAACAAACTATTGGCAGCGGACTAAATGTTAATAATCCAACTAGTTTCTCTATCTCACAAAACAAATGTAGAGGTACCGTTGGTTTTTCTGTCACTTACAGCGATGATTTGGCAGCGAACCTTCCGAGTGGTATTTCCACTAGAACATGTGCAGTTAATATCAGTGAAGGTATAAGAGTTTTTGCTAGCCACCCAATTCCATTTAGAAGACTGGGACCAATCGTTCAAGATATTAAAACTACTAGCGAAGGATCTATTTCCATTCAATGCCAAGTTCAGGCCAAAAATACCGGAGATAATGTTGCTGACACAAATAGAGCAATTGCTTTCTTAGAAGAAGAGATTAATAGACTTAAAGCTCAACATGCAAATCCTGCTAATTTTATTGATATCAGAATTTCTGGAATCGAACAGAGCATTGATGACATTGCGTTGACTAGTTCTGCTACAGCAAACTTCATCTTTACGGTTGATATCGCCAATGTTCAGAGCGTTAGTTCGGATATTAGTTTGAGAACGCTATGAGACCCATTTTTATAAGAATACCAAAGACCGGAAGCCTTAGCATTCTTAATGCTATAGGAGATAATATATATATTTCTAAGCATCGTTCTGCAAAATGGGTGCAAGAACATTATAAAGAAGATTGGCGAAATAGATTCACTTTTTCTTTTGTCAGAAATCCGTGGGATGCATTTGTTTCTACTTATTTCTTTAGATTTAAAGAGTTCGCTGAAAAAGATAGTATGTATGATTTTAGAAGTCAAATACGTCGCATGTTGAGAAGAAAACCTTTTAAAAAAGGAGTTCATAATAGATCTATAGATCAAGTTGAGTTTTTAGATCAGTTTGCATATATCTCGGACGAGAACGATGAAATTTGTGTAGATTTTGTAGGTCGGTTTGAAAACTTACAAGATGACGTTAATCATCTATGTAAAGAGCTTGATTTAGAAGAGGTTAGCTTGGGACACTTCAACAAGACCGATCATTTGGATTACAGATATTACTATGACGATGATTTAGCTGAATTAGTTGGCAAATGCAGCGAAGATCTTATTGATACTTTTGGATATGAGTTTTAATTATGGTTACTTTCCCAGTAGTAGAGTGGATACAACAAGATCCTACAGTTGACCCATCTGGTAGTAGACATCTAAAAAGTGGTGGTGCTGGCTTCGTTAAGTTACTCGGTACAGCCGCTGGTCAAGAATTAGATTTTGGGACTGTTAATATTACAGGATCTGGTGCCGTAAGTGATACGAGACTTGTATATGCCCGCGTCGATAGTTTTGGAGACGCTAGTGGTGTGTTTAATATGAAATTTTTCCTAACGTCAACGTCAGCGTTCAATCTTGGTGTTTATAGATTTCTAGAAAGTAAACAATTACATTTTGTTCCTAGCTTGACGCTTGATCCTGCTGCACAAGATACATCAGTGGTTGTACCAGGGACCACTAACCTATTAGGAACAATTCAGTTTCCGCAGTTTCAATCCGGTGCCCCGTGGGTCAGTGGCGTACAAGATATTGATGTTACACAATACATCTATCTTGCTTTAGAACTTCAATCTGATGTGCCTGTTGGAACTTATGGTGGAGCAGGAGCTGGATCGTTTAGGTATAGATTATTATATGATTTTTCGTAATGAATTATGGACCTCAATATAACGAAAGAGATGTTTTAGAGCGATTCTTTGAAAAGAAGACTGGCGGTTTGCTTGTTGAAGTAGGTGCTGCGGATGGCACCGACAACTCGCATACTGCGTTCCTGATAGACGAATATAATTGGACGGCTGTTCTTATTGAGCCACATCCACAGTATTTTCATGTTTTAAGCGAACATTATGCTTTGTGTGATAGAGTTTATCTAGTAAACAAAGCTATACATAAAGAAGAAGGGTTGCACGACTTCTATTTGAGTGGACAAATTTCAAGACTAGATTATATAAAGTCTGCTCCTAAAGTACGTGTTGATTGTGTTCGTCTTGATAATCTGTTGAAAAGCTTAAAAATAGATAGGATTGATTTTTTGTCAGTGGATGCTGAAGGAATGGATCTTGTTGTTTTAGACACTTTTGATTGGGATGAGTGGAGGCCGGCTTTGGTTTGTGTTGAACACAGTATGGGTCGTGATGAACTAAAAACTTATATGCACAAACATGATTACAAATTTGTTGAAGATAATATAGGGAATTCGTTTTTTGCCGATGGACGAAATTAAGCTTGAAAAAATGGGACCAGAATTATCACAAGAACATCAGCTTCCTCGTGGAGTTAAAGCTATGGTTCTTGGAGATCAGATAATATTTGTTCGCAGTATAGCTGGACGACTGATGCCGGTTTCTGCGGAACAACAGAGATTATTGACTGAAGAATTTATTAAATAATTAAAATGGTATTTCCAGAAATTAGAGTGTTCCAATGGAATACGGATGAAATTGCAAGTCCTGTTGGAACTCGGCATCTTCCTGGCGGATCCTTTGCTTACAAACAAAGAGTTTCGCTTGGGTGTGGAGCATTTAATTCCAATAAACCTGGAACCACGTCTGGAGCTTTGTTATTTGAAGGCACAAGGTTTGACGTTGTAAATGGGGCCGCACCGTCCCATGACGAATCAATTGTTGCCGCAATTACTTTTAATCTCGCTAATAGTGGAGTTGGCGTTTCTGACTTAAGACTTTATCTTGTGGATGATACGGCTTTAGTTCAGCCCGCTACTGATCGTGGCATTGATCCTGCTTTTGTTCAAATAACTACCAGCGGCACCTGGCTCGGTCCGCAGCCGATTCTACCATCTGGAGCAGGTACCCGCCTAACAAGATCTATTCCTTTTACAGCTAATGTTAGAAGACAAGATGGTCAAATAGGACTTGTTGGACAAGACGACGTTAATTCGTCTCAGTTTGTTTATATGAATTTAATTTTACCGTTTGGGTTTCCTTTGGGTGACTTTGGGATTTGTGGATCTGGTGCCCTTAGGTTTGGTTTAATTTTTAACTACTTTCCTAACGATCATATTTTACAGTTCGGTTAGTGTAATATATAATTGAAGGGGAATGCAACCCTAGCCTATTAGAACGTTCGTAAAATAGGAGGAATAATAAATGGCTACTTTTAATGCAACTTCAAGCACCAATAACGTAAACCAAGTTCTTTGGGGCTGGAGCACCACGCTTGAGTACCGTACGGATCGGGCCGTTACGGGTACTGCTTTGCATGGTCTTGTTCAGTCTGTCCAGAATCTTGGCGTTGGTGTTGCTGAAGGTGAGCCGTTCACGTTACTAACTTAATGTAAACGGGTTATCTTATAAAAACAGAGGCTGTGGTCTTCATAGATCACAGCCTTTTAGTTTATTTATCTGTGGGCATAGTCGTGTGATTTAGCCCAGGAGTAAGGTGAATGGTGACAGCAGAATTTGAACATGATGGCGACGTAGGTATACTTACGGTCGTTACCCATTTTGGGACAACCCATAAGATTGATTGCAAAAAGCAACCTACGGAAACTTTTCGTTTAGGTGGCACGGCGGTAAATGAAGTGATTGCTTATGAAGGGGTAGTGACCGATGTTGTGAACGCTTCATTTAAAGCTTTTATAACTTCTGAAAAGACTTTTGCTGGTAATGGAGTATTATCTCCTGAAGGTTGGAAAAACTCCCCTGAGCTGCATTGTTATGTTACAGAATATTATCCTTTGGATATGGAGGGTAAACGTCCTGGCTGGCTGGTTAGTCGGATGCCAATTAAAGATGCGAATCGTATTTTTATAAATTTGGACGCGATTGATGGTGGAGGAAACGTTATTAAAAGATATCGTGTTTCGCCTTTTTTTGGTGACTATATTGTTCTGGAGAATGTTTGATGGCGTTTCCTATTGATGATTATGCACTTATTGGATTTTGGCCGTTAAACGAATCGAGCGGTACGCCAGTTTTTCGTAATTATGCTCCACGAACAGCAAACGGTGCAACAAGTGGTATTTCATTTGATTTACATGTTCATGCTACAAATCCTGCGATTGGTGTTTCTGTAAGACAGCATCAATCTCTGTGGCCGGGAACTGATACTCAATTCAATTTTAATTCTGGTATTTTTCATACAGGATATAGAGTTCAAGGGAACTATAATAAAGCGACAGCTGACATTGGTCCTCATGAAAAGATTTTGACGGTTGGAGCCGGCGGGCGACGAAGTAAAGAGTTTATGACTACGCCTGCTATTGACGGTAGTGGATGGACGGTTGGTATGTGGGTTCTTCCATTGTCGAATGGGGATACTACTACATCTACGAACCAACAACATGGTGAAAGACATCCTATTATTTCCAAGGGGTTACGGTCTAGCACAGGTTCTACATCTGCCGGCTTTTCTTTTGGTGTGTATGGGAATTTAAGCGAATCGACTCCAAATACTCCAGCATCCAGAGAGCTTGTAGCTTTTGGTGAAGATTTTGGTGCGACACAGTTTATTAGTACGCCGATTGAATCAGGAAAGTTTACGCATCTTACGTTAAGATATGAATATGACTTCTCTGCTAGCAATGAAAGATTGACATTATATAAAGATGGAATCGTTCAGTCTAGCAGTGTATATGCAGTAAGTGATGCATTTACTCTTACGGCTGCGAATACATCTTTTGCTGATGCGGTATTGTCTATTGGTGGTGGACTAGATACAGGAACTAGTACGAATTTTTACGAATATGCTGCCGGTTGGGGACATCTTGTTTCTGGTGTTTACGCTTTCGAAAGACCTCTAAGCGATGCTGAAGTTTTGACTATACATGGTGGTCAAGGTCTTCAGCCTGATGAAGGCGTGTTCCCGAAAGGAACGCAAGATCTTACTCTTCAACATCCAGAACTAATTGCATATTATCCATTCTTGTCTCCTGGATATGTTGATGTTGGTCCGAATCATGAGCCGTTGATTTCAGAAACTGATGAAGGATCTGTCAACAGTACGTTTGGGACAACGATTTCTTACTATGGAATTACTGGTCCATTTGGACGTGGTGGTGCTTATAATGAAGCTGGAACTTCCAGGGCCATCATGGCTAGCAGTGGATTAATGCAACGAATTATTGATGCCAAGAGTTTTACTGTCGCTGGATATTTTGCACCGAATGCTGATTCTTCTACTGCGGACGTAAATTATCAAAGAAATATGTTGTTTGCTTGTGGAGCGACAGACTCTGATGTAACGCCAACTCCAACAAATGACAATATGTGTTTCTTTGTGAGTACCAGTGGCGATGCGGGTACTCTTAGATATTCTGCACGTTTCTATGAAGATGGTGATACTGGAACAGAATTAGCACTCCTTGCGAAGGAAGCTGATATATGGCGTAGTGTTTATAGTCACTATGCTGTTGTTTATGACGATCAGACTCGCGGCGTTGCTTTTTATGTTGGTGGCTATCTACAGGAGAGCGGAACGCTAGGTGCTTCCTTGGTTGGTCAAATGAGAAAAGTTGTTGGTGCTGGCTTTAACATGACATTCTTGGGGTCTGTAGATAATACTGATGCTCAGGGCTTTGTATCCAATGGCGGAATTGATTGTGCAGGATCTGAGTTTGCCATTTTTGGTCGTCCGTTACAACCACATGAAATCAACTATTTAGCTCAAAGCGGTATTAATGTCGACTCTCTATTGCTTACTCCTGCGGATCCAAGACTTAGAGGTTATTGGAAGGGAACAGAAGCTAGCGATGAGAATCTTTTGAACGTGGAAGATAGAGCTGTTGTTTGGGAAAAGAATCCTGCGAACTTGACACAGGTTCAATCTGATTTTTGGTGGGATGATATGTATACTCAAATTAATACAACTCCACCTTATGGAGAATTCCCACTATTTAATCAAGTAAGACCAACACCATCTGATCCTCAGCAAGCAAGTTTTGGAAATCTTGGAATGACATCTGGTGTTTGGGCAATGCGTGGTGGGTCTCCAGGCAATATGGGTCTTACTGCTGCTATTGTAGATGAAAAATTGTCTTCTTATGGTGCTCCTCCTGTGAGATTTAGACCGTTTATGTCTGAGCGTGATGGACCAATTCCTCATTATGCCAACAGCTTCTTGTTATCTTTCGAAGTAACTCCAAGCGGTGTTATTCATGCTCAAGGTGTTGCAGGAAACTCTGCACAATATAATTCTAGGATAATTTATTTTGGAAATGGTAATGCTAATGAAGATTACATTGTGCACTTAGAGCAAGCTTCTGGTGTTATTCAGGCGGTTCTTACTGGACGCTACAATGCAACAAATAGACAAGTATTGTTTGCACCAAATTTGCCTTATGGTGCTCCTAGTAGAGTAACTTTTTGGATTCGTCCAGATATCCCATACGTTATGGATAGCTTGGCCGGAGCGGATGATCTTCGTGCAACAGCCTTTATTGATGGTGTGCATGTTGACGAGAGAGTCTTAACTTTCGATAATACTAGAATTAGTCCAAATACTTTAGTTAGTGCAAGCTCAGATGATTCTAGAGCTATTTTTCAGGTTGGTGGATTTGCGGTAGAAGATACATTCTCTACTCAGCAGTCAACCAATGTTGGATTAGGCGAGATATACATGCGTAATGTTTTCATTATGAATGGTCATATAACACCTAATGAAGTAGTGCATTTAGCTACTAGTGGAATTACAGACTCTGTTCCAACAGGCTTTAATACGACACAGGATACTACGGAAGTTAACATCAACGACACAGCGTTGGAGGGTTACTATAGATTTACTGGTGGAGTATTTGGTAGAGGAACAAAGGATCTTAGTAACAATTCAAACGATCTAACCGACATTGCTAAGATCTATAAAGATGGTGGAAATTTTGTCAGTCCAACAGACAATGCTTTTGATAATTTAAGATTCTTCCCGGGCCCATTTAAAAATGGCTAATATTTCAACACAAGCTAGTGGTATTTCCTATATTGGAAATGCTCCAGCCGGCGACACCAGTACTTCTGCACCATTTGCAGTGTCTGGTGCGGGTTTTAATACGCCTAGAGATGGTTTTTCTGTTGGTTTCTGGTATGCACAAAGATTTGTTCCGGCTGCATTAAATGATAGTGCTCTTATCATTAGCTATGGCAAAGTTCCGGGAGCATTTAATCTCAATACTGACGTTAATGCTGGTTGGGCCATTTATCTAGACGATAATTCTAATATTAAAATGGGGCTGTCTATTGATGGCACGTTGAATTTAGAGCCGGATAGTGTTGCCAGTGCAGGGAACGTTAGATGTGGTCTTGAACGGAATGCGGTTGATGCGAATCCCGACTTTATTGACAATTTTACAAGAGGGATGACGCTCCCGGGTCATATCGATGGATGGAATCATTTTACATGGACATATGATCCTTCTGGATCCGGCGTAGTAAAGTGTTATTTCAATGGCGGTTTAGTGGACCAGCGAGATATGCTGGGACAAAAACCAAATCAACCTGATTTCCATGGCCAAATGATGAGCGTTTTTGGTGGTTTAGTAGGAGATTGGGACTGGACTGACGATGACATTTTTGATGAACATGGTGCTCTTACAGATCTTTTCTACTTTTCGAGAGCATTAAATGAAAAAGAAGTAAAGTACATTGCTTATCACGGCATTGCTGATGCTCCTGCGATTCCAATAGCCAGTGGATTAGTAGGTGGATATATTGCGGGACAAGATACTGCGTCAGGAATTATAGGCGGATATATTCAAGGTCAAACTGATGTATCCGGTATTGTTGGCGGGTATATCGTTGGCTCCATTGCAAGCAGTGGATTATTAGGTGGTTATATTTCTGGAATTAACTCACCAATGTCGGGTATTATTGGTGGATATATTGTTGGTTCAACTGCCTCATCTGGACTTCTTGGAGGACTGTTATTAGGTGCTGACATAGGTAGCGGTCTTCTTGGTGGATATATCTTGGGAGGTCTTTCTGGTAATCTTGAGTTTGACGCGGTGTTTAGTGTTTCGGTTATGGCTGCTCAAGATTATGATGCTATCACTCAAATATCACAAACTATTAATGATGATTTTGATGCCAAGGTAGTTGTGTTTGAAGATGAGTGTTTGCCATTAGTTGCAATTGAAACTCCATCAGAATCGGTTAGTGGCTTGGCTCCACCGTTTGATCAATATTTTGTTGGTAAAGCTTCTGGATTACAAAATAAAACTATTACTAAAACTAGATGGCGTTTTGGCGATTTTACTCCGCCCGTTGAAGTTTCTGAAAGTGGTGCCGGTTGTTATCCGGTAAGTCATACGTTTGCTCAAAGTGGTTTCTTTATTGTTAAATTTGAGGCTATTGATTCTGATGGAGTACATGCTTCCGCAACCAGAATCGTTAATGCCGCTTCTGGTATTGATCCAGTCCTTATTGCACTATCTGGGATTCCTCAGGCTGGAAATGCTGCATTAGTTGTAGATTTTACAACAACTATTGCGAGCACACCTATTGGAGTGAGTGTACTAAATAAATTGCTGGATTTTGATGATGGACAGACTACTATCAGTTTAAATCCAACACATTCGTATACGGAACTAGGTGTTTATAATCCTATCTGGTGTGTCCGAGACTCTCGTGGCGTTGTTTGGTGCGATAGTTTACAGCCAGGACTTGATCTGTTCACATCAGGAGGGGGCTAGGTATGAATTTAGTATTTAATCCAAACAGCATTACTGTCAGTGGTGTTGGCGTACCTCTTAACGGTATAGCCTGGCCTTCTGGTCAATTTGTGTTTAATGAGCCTGGTTCACAGCTCTGTGCATTTCTATCTTCTGTAAATGCTAGCTTTGGTTTTAATCTTACTCCACACAATTTTCAGATGGAATGGATCCCATGCGGAGATCCATGTGCGTTCCATGGGGCATCTGGTCAATTGCCAGACATTGGGCATAATCTTGAGTTGTTTATTGGAGACTTCTTTCTAAGAGGTATTGTTACACACGCTGATTACACTTCCAGTGTAGGTGGAACAATTGTTAATGTGACGGTAGAAGATGAGCGACGTAAACTTAAGAAAGTAAAGATTCATACAGAAGATATCGGTGAAAACGTTCCAAGCGGTATCGTTTCGGTTGCTCGTGCTTATAGACGAATTAATGGATTAACAGATGTTAATGGTGATCCATCTGATCCACTCATTAAAGAATACAAAAGAATTTTAGAGTTTGGTGCGACGTATAATCAAATTGTTCAAGCAATTGATTTAACATTTAACGAAGGTAATGCAGCTATTCCTGTTGCGGATATTCCAACCGTTCAGCAAATTGAAGCGAATATTGGTGGAACTGTTGATGCTATTCGTTTTCATTTTAACTTAACTACGTTAGACGAAGTGTTGACCCGTGTTCTGCAAGATACTGGTTATGATTGGTATTGGAGCATGGATGGACAGAAGGTTAATCTTGTCAATAAAAAAGCAGTGTTTGATATCCAGGAAAATGATATACTTGATTTAGTTTCTGAATTCGGCAGTGTCAGCGGCTTGAATGAGACAAAGCAAGTTGGCTTTGGTCAAGATATTGTACCGGATCCAACTAGATTTAGAGTCTTAGGTGGTCATCAAGAAGGTGTAATTAACTCTCCACTATTGAGTCCTATCGATGGATTGGATACAAGCGTTTTTGATGACAATATCGTTTTCACGAAGATTTGGGATCAACTTAGTATTGGCTTCTACGACAACGACGGCTTTTATAGAACATATATTCCAAGCGAAAAGGAGTTGCAATTAGCTCTTGCTGGAATTGAACAATGGAGTTATTTTAAGATCTATCAAACAGCTGATCCTGCTGACGATCCTCCTGGATATGGCCTCGCAGCTGACGCCGGATCCATTGCAGCACAGCACCCAACGTTTCAGAGTAGAATTGATCCATTGATGCCTTTGGCTGGTTTGGCTACTGGGGCAGCAGAATCTGGCATTAGAGTCATTAGCAATAGACGAGACGAAGAACACAATTGGACAATTGCTTTTTATAATCGTGTTAGAAATCATGCTTCGAGACACTATGGTAGATCATATGTATTAGAAAATCTTATTTTCACAGAATCTTCAGGATTTTATAGACTAGTAGATTCTGCTTGGGCAAACGTCGAAAATCAAGTTCAAGGATTTACTTTATCGGCATCCGGAACGCAAACAACTAGCGGCGTGTTCGTACAGGACTATGAAATCAATAGAGACCTTGGTCCTATTAGTCCTTTTGTTACTGATGATTTTAGAGTTTCTGCACACTGTGTGTTGCCTGTAGATACAGTATATGGACCTCAAGGAGACGACGTTCCTGCTAGTTTTGGCAACTGGACGGAAGATGCTCCTCCGTTTAATCCAAATGGAAGTGGAGAACATTATATTCCAGTTTCTCTTAGTGTTGTTGGTCAGCGAGTAATTAATCCTCGCAGTGACGACTTATATGCTTTCGAAGCGTTCCCAGAGGGAACATTGTGGTGTCAGTTACCTATTAATGCCGGTCCATCTGGAGGCTTACTTGAAGACACTATCATTTCTAACCTTGCAACCTTATTAACTACGAATCAAAAATTGACTGGATCAGGATTACTGGATATTATTAATCCCGCAGTTAGTTTGAATTCGTATGATTCTTTGTCTGGCGTTGCCGTACCAGTTCAAGCCAGAAATAGATATGGACAAAATTATCCAACACAATGGGTCGAAGGGGACCTGCACTTTCAGCAGGATGAAGATGTTCAATTAGATGATCAGTTTGTTCCTTGGGCATTTTCGCCAGAGGGCAATCAAACATCACTCGAAGTTATGACGGATCGTGCAATACGGCGTGTCACCGGTAAGACCGTCCCGCGTAGCTCGTCACGCTATGCAGATTTCATTCAAGTTGGACTACCTCTTCTTTCATTTGATGCGTTTGCTCAGCAAGGTATTGGACCATCTGGTCTGTACGGCGAGATCAGTCATGGTGTTAATGAGCTAAATATTAGTTTTGGTTTTGATGGATTTACTACTAGATATAAAATTCAATCATATTTTCCTAAGTTTGGAAAGGACGCTCCTCTTGGTGAAAGAGTTCGTGCTCAACTAAACGGCATTGTAAATCCAATTGATTTTACTGATCTTGAGCTTCTTGATCCTATTCCTGGAGATCCCAATAATCCAGTTCTTCCAGGAGATCCGTTAATTGGTCCTGTGTTCTTTGATTCTGAAGATAGAGCGGTAAGAGTTCAAATTAATGAAGTTAAGAATGTGTTTACACTTTCGAGTGTGCCAGGCACCGAAACAGATGAAAGATATAGAGGGGTCGATCAAAATCGATATACTAAACCGCCAATTAATCTATCATCCAGTCAATTAGATTTTACGGATGGAGCTATTTGTATTGACGGATTTTTGAACATTGGCGACCAAGCAATGTATCATACTGACGATTTCCAACTTCCTGGCGGAAATGTAGTGTTAAGGTACTTTACTCAAGGTCGTCCTTTTGCAAATGGTACAATTGTTCAAGTTGAAAGACTAAATGCCGCAGACTCTACTAAGTATGATGTTACGATTGTAGATCCAACAGCATCTTTGAACGGTGTTGATAGAGCTATTTTTGGATTAGAAGTGTTAAACGGAACAGTTTCTATTGGAGAGAAAACAACATTAGCTGCTCAGGGTAACGCAAATATTAAACCTGGCACAAACAATGGGGATGGTATTTTTATTAATGGTACTACATCTAGTGCTGCCGGTGTTACTCCCGTTGAAATTATAGCCGTATCCAATCAAGGTACATCTAATGCATTAGCCTCTTGTAGGCTTCTTGATAATACTGGTGCTGTTATTACGTCTGGAACGCTGTTTACTAGTGTTGTTCCAATTCCATATAGACAATTTGCAGCATCGGGTGATAGAGGATTTTTAGCTCAAACAAGCGTACCTAGTGGTTTGGGTGGTACAGCAACTGTTAACTTTATCGAGATTGTTAAGCCCGCATTTTTCAGATTTAGAATATAATGGTATTACAATCAGGATTACCTCCATACGAATACGCAGTTAGAAAGCTTCCGTTTCGAGTTCCGGATCCTACGACAGATCCTTCTGTTGCTATAGGTCCATCTGGTATTTTACTGGAGCAGGCCCAGTTCGTGATTACTGCCGAGCGTCGTCGGTTTAATAAAGCAATTGAAAGTCATATTCTTCCGGACTTCAATTTGTATGTTAATGATAATATATCTGCTGTTCAATACGAGCCAAAGGCAGACGGGTCAACGTTGCCGGAATTTCCTGGGTCTTTGATTTTCGTTGACTATATAGAGGAAACGAGAGCAGCACTTGAAGATTTGTTTACAGACATGTCTAATGATACGGCTTTTGGGTCTGCTGAAATTAAAGCAGATTGGTTGCAAAATCTATATTTTGCTCCAAGTGGGTTTCTTGCTGACCAGTTTGGTACAGTCGGTAACTATATCCATAGAATTCCTTCAGAATTTGGTCCAGTGCTTGAGTTGGCTCCAGATGTCCTTGGTGCTTCTGGAGTTTTGTATGATGTGGATTTTGGTGAGTTAATGTGGAATCCGTATCCATATATTACAAATATCCAATTCGCCGACGCTCATGGTAAAACTTCTCAAGGATTTAATGATAGATTTAATATTCAGGCTCAGCCAGTATTTCCGGCGTTCCAAACTACCGCTGGAGGATTGATTGATTTAACAGGGCGAGAACCAACATCTTTGTCAGATGCATATACCACAAGCCATATTTCTAGCAATACTGTCAGATTAGATGGTTATATGTTGACTAGCTTAACGAAGTATAGGCTTGGCACTGGATTTACTTTTGATCAAACTGATGATTTTACGTTCAGTTCTGTAACTACTAGACCAGTTCCTGCTCCTGGGAATTTGGATCTAGCAAGAGCGTTTTTAACTCCAAAGGCACAAACATCTGGCGTGTATAAAATACTTGCTATGAATGAAAGAGCTGATTTTCCTGATACTGCCGTAGAATCTGGAACTATTAGTGTTTGGCCAAGATCGAATCGAGCATATCCTGCTGGTGGTAATCAAGCTGCAACTAGTTTTAATCTTGGTTATCATGTTTATAATGATGCAATTTGGATAACAGATAATTCTGTTCTTAATGGCACAGATTCTAAGCCTTCTGGTTTGGCAATATTGTCACCATATACAGGACATTTTCAGTGGGTACGTTATGCTGAGCTTGTTAATGATACATCCACATCTTTAAATTGGCCAGACTATGTTGGATTAGAAAGAACCGCAACTAATACAGTTTACAGAGTTTCGCCAACAATTGTTAAGACTCTTACTGCCGTTTCTGGACATGTAGCGTTTCAAGAATTTGATGACATGTTAGATTATACTGGAGAAACCTTAACGACGAGTACGGTCGGTGATCCGGCTAATCCTGATGAGTTTCCTCTTGGTGGAGATCCAGACGAGTTTGCAGATATGTGTTTTGATGGTTCGAACTATTGGGTTACCAATAACGAAAATGTTGGCTTTGATGTATGGCGTTTTAACTCTTCGTTTGTGTACACTGGACAATTTATTGTCGTGTCTCCAGATCCAGTAGCGACAGGCACTTTTAATACAAGAATGGCTTTTGTTGATGGTGCTCTTAGAGTTTATAGGGCGTCTATTCCGTTAGCTCCAACACTTTTAAATCAAAGTGGTATTTATACAGTAAGCATTACGGAGCCATCTGACATTGGCGGTAATGATGCGGCCCAAGGCGGCACGTTAGATTTGGCTACCCCAAAAAACATCAATGGGGCACCATTCTTTGGCGTTCAATTGTTTGCCGAAATATTCGATCTTTTTGAAGTTAGCGGTGCAAGTCATGTTGATGATGGAGTTTATTGTTTAATTAGATTTCAATCTAGTAGTAATCCAGCATCCACAAAACGCATTCATCTCATACGAATTGTAGAATCTACTACAACTTGGGAAATTGTTGCGGTTTATCAGTTAGTTGCTTTAAATACTAGCACGTCTTTTCTAAAAAGATACGAGATGCTTTTCATGCCAATCTAGTGTATTATTGATAGCGTTGAGCGGGGAGCTTATAGCTGAAAACAAGGAGTGTTCTTCGGATAGCTTCTTTTTTAGGAGATAGAAAATGGTATCTGGTATTAGATTTTTTGCTTGTTCAGGAGCTTTGGGTGGCACAGCCTCGATTCGTGCAATACCCAATATTGAGATTTTTAATTTTGAGCCTCGTGCTACTAATTCACCAAATAGAATGGGATTCTTTGGTGTTGGTGGTGCTCCAAATAGCCCAGTGATTGTAGGTTTTTATCAAGATAGAACGCATAGATGTGATCATTTAGGTGCGGATCTTGGTCAAATGGTAAATGTTAAATTTAATGGATCGACAGGAGCTTTTGTTTCTGGCGTAAATATTTCTGTTACGGGTCATGCTTTAGAAGACATTCCGCAAAATTCAGGAACTCTGTTGTGTAGATTCACTGAGCCGAATGGAACTGCTGTGATTACGCAAAACGGTGTTTTTAGGGCCATCAATTTAACTGCTGCTTCTGGAGCAGCTGATGTTACTGGATCAAATAGGGCTACTGGCGTTACTATTCAGGCTGCTCAGTTAGCAGATACGGATGGGGAAGGTGGAGACACGTCTTGGACGACTATTTCAAGCGGTGGTAGCGATCTTGGATTAGCTGACCAAAGTGCTTCTGCGACAATTCATGATTATCATTTAATTGTTAGTGCGACCCCAAGTGCTGCTGGTAGAAAAATTGATTTTGCTTATTACATCCAGCTAGAATTTCTATAAAAAGAGCTTGCGTTAGGATGTAAGACGGCGATCAAATGATCGCCGTTTTTGTTTGACACCCTATTGCTAGCTGCCATTATGAGAGTAATTGGAGATATAATGACATTAGCATTTAGTTCAAAACATCCTCATGTACAACAGAATAGGTGGATAGCTTCTTTATCTGATGGAAGCACTGTTTTTGAGGATAAAACTCCTGGCTTAAAATCTGCATGGATTCGTTTGTCGGACTATCTGCGGAGCAATAATCTTGCAATAACAAACTTAAGGTTGGAATGTTATGGCCAGAGAATTACACTGATTCCGGCTCGCGAAGGAATTGATGGCTATTGGCAGTCATCTAAGATTTGTAGTATGCTCAACGGTCCAGTAGTTGAATTTTACTGGAGAGGGGTTGGATATATAAAAGATGGCATGATACATATTACATGGGTTGGTCAGGATGGCTCTATAACACAAGAAACAAGGGCAGCAGAAAATGACGCAGGAAATATTTTCGCCAAATAATTATGAATCAATAACAACGCCAGGAGTTTATCATGATGCAGCGAATATGTTAGTCGAGCTGTTGATTTTAAATAGAGATATAACAGTTGATGAATATCCATGGAGAGGATGTGGGGGTCGAGAATGGGGACGACTAGTTGCTGCCATTAAAAGGTTGATCAAAGATTTTGAAATAATGCCTGATCAACTTGCTTACTATATTTTTAAATGTAGTCCTCAAGATATAAATAGCACAGAATTCGCTAAAATGGCTGTTGTTGCAAAGAAGCTTCTTCGTAGTTATGACATAGAACAACTAGTTGTGCTTTATTCAGAACGCAGAGAAAATGCAAAGCCTTCAGTTTTACAGCAAGCTGGCTATAAACGTATAAAAGAAAAAACATTAACAGACTTACTGAAGGAGTTAGAGGATGGCCAAACGTAGAAAGAAACAAGAAACTTCGGAATTTACTTCGCCAGATTTCGGTTTCTTTAAGCAGGAAATTGAATCTGAAGATGGTATTAGGTTGATGTCGGCGGCCGAAGTCGGTGATCCGGCCCCCAATCGTTCAGGATCCTACAACCTGGACGCAGACCTTTCGATTCCTTTTCCAGAAGGTAGAATCATTGAATTATACGGGGATGAAGGTGCTTGTAAAACTACGCTTGCTTTAGAAGTTGCTGGCCAAGCTTGTTTAAGTGGCAAGATTGCACTCTATGTTAATATGGAGAAAAGTCTTAATCTGTCTTTGATGAGAACGGTGCGATCATTGCGTCCGTTTTTAGATAAGGCATTAGAAAGACTTAAGGAAGGTAAAGATTTTGATCCTGATGAATGTCCTCTTTGGATTGTTAGAGCTTCAACTGGTGAGCAAGCTTTAGAAACTATTCGGAAGTTTGCAGCAATGTTTCCTGGTGGAATTACTATTTTAGATTCTATTGATGCAGCTCAACCAGAAGCCGTGTTGTCTGGGAATATTGGAGATAGAAAAGTTGGAAATCTTCCTCAGTTAATGTCTGACGCAATGAGAAAGCTTGTTGATGTTGCAGAAAAAAATAGAGTGTGCATGATATTCATTAATCAAGTTAGAGAAAAAATTGGTGTTATGTACGGAGATCCAAGAGAAACGTCTGGCGGCCGGGCAATGAAATTTTATTCCTCTCAAAGAATTCAACTCATGAAGCCGGGTAAAGCTCAGATTTTTTCAGACAGTGATGGTAATAAAATTGGTGTTATTGTTAGATACAAGGTTGTAAAAAATAAGGTGGCTCCTGATGGACAAGAAGGCGAGTTTCCTATTCTTTTAAGAAATGGAATATTTCGAGAACAAGAGATCATATCTCAATGTTTGAATTTTGGTTTACTTAAATTTGGCGGTAGGGGAGGCAAACAAGTTCTATTGCCAGTCCTAGATAGAGAGACGGGAGTACCAATAAAAGAAGATGGTGAGATTAAGACGGTAGCCATGAAGCAATTCAATGCTGCGTTGAGACTGTTAATGGACATCCAATTACGCGATATGTTATCTGGTCAACTTGATGCTGCTATAAACAGCGAAGATACAGATTTGTTAGAGGAATTAATTGATGAAATTTCGGACATTGAATAATAGAGATGTTCGTATTGAAATTATTCCTAGTAGATATCCTATGCGTTCACGCAGTAATTCTAGATCATACGGACAATATAATCTAGGTAAACAAATTAGGTCGTTATATGGACAGGGTGCACAAATCTTAGAGGAGTTTCCTATACCGGAGACTAGATTATCGTTAGATTTTTTTATGCCCAATCATGCTCTTGCTTTTGAATTTCAAGGGTTACAGCACGATGAGTTCAATTCTCACTTTCATGTTGACAAGGATGGCTTTGAGCGTCAAAAGATAAGAGACCAAAGGAAACGTGAATGGTGTGAGATTAATGACATCATCTTAGTTGAGGTTCGAGATCCCAATATATCTGTTGGTGATCTTATGGAGTTAGTACAGGAGTTCCGTGGCTAATACAGCATCTGAAAAATTATTAATATCTGGACTGGCAAGATATCCAGATAGTTTCTTTGAATATATTCAATACTTGGACGTAGACGATTTTAGTCATCAAAAGACTCGCATGACTTTTGAATCAATGCGTTCTCTCTTTTTAGAAAAAGAGGCGGAAAAGATAAGCAAAGCAAAGCTTGTTTCTGAAGCAAAAGCACTTGGTCATGGTAATTATCTTTCTGTAATTGATGACGGCAAGTGGTTGGATGAGGTCTTATCTGAAGTAGTTACTATTCAAGAAATCGGACAGCATTTTCTTGAAGTAAAAAGACAGTCTCTTATTAAGAAGTATATGCAGGCTTCTCAAGACGTAAGAGATTATTTGAGAAATACATCAGATTCATTATCTGATATTATCAGCAAGGTTGAAGATACTGTAGTTAGCAAAGTCACGATGTTAGATCGCGGCGAGCGAGCTATTAAGTATCTGACGGAAGATGCACGTAAACGCATCGAATCTTTAGCTAAAGATCCTGGTCATGTTGGTCTTGATATCGGATATCCGATATGGCAGTCTAGAGTTGGTCAAATAAGAAATGGATCTATTACGTTTGTTGTTGGTACAACCGGAAGCGGTAAGAGTCAATTTGGTTTACGTGCTGCTTTAACTACTGCTCACAAATTACATTTGCCAGTTTTGATTTTGGATAGTGAGCTAAATGAGAACGATCAACTTGTTAGATTAGTTGCGATGCTTGCGAAAATTCCTTATGAAATTATTGAGACTGGATATTGGACTCTTACTGAGAGTGAATTAAGAGCGGAAGGTGTTACCGATCAAGCAGAGCTAGATCGTATTAAAGAATATAAAAATAGATTACAAGACGATAGATATTGGCAGATAGTAGAGAGTTTACCAATCGAATATATGTCTATTTCCGGAATGGGGGTTAAAGAAGTCATTCCACATATTAGACGATGGTTATTAACAAAAGTAAAGCCAACGAAAGAAGCTAAGCACCCGCAGTGTTTGATAGTATATGATTATATCAAATTGGCAACAGTTGACGAGATTAGTGGAGGAAGAATAGCTGAGTGGCAAATGCATGGATTGAACGTTGCGGCATTGCACGATCTTGTTACTAGATATAACGTTCCATGTATGGCATTTGGTCAAACTAATAATGAAATTGATGAAGGGATTAAATGTGTGGCAGGAGGAAAGCGTATTAGCGAAAACGTTACGTCGGTTTCTTACTTTAAAAGAAAAAATGATGATGAGCGTGCATTTGATTCTAACGGATCACATTTGAGCAGGATTTTTAAAGCTAGATATGGTCGCGGTACTCCAAACGCTTATATTAATTTTGATGTTGATCTTAGCTTTGGAGAATTTAGAGAATTAGCTGTTGGTACAGTCAATTTCAATGAGGAACGTCGCAGACGAATGCAACAACAAAGAAATGCTGCGAGCAGAAGGGGCGGTGACGATGACGATGATGAGACTTAATAACGAAGATCGTAAACAATTACGCAAGCATGCCAATAGAAATATTACGTATTTATTGGATCAGCTTGGAGTATCGTATTCTGAACGGGGAAATTTAATTCAAGCTAGTTGTCCATGTTCTCAGCACGGTGGCGATAGAGATAACGATACGGCTTTTAGTTGGCGTGTAGACATTGGTTATTGGGTTTGTTGGAGTCATGCATGTGAGGAAGTTTACGGCAATGATATATTTGGTTTAGTACGCAGTGTATTGAATCTTAAATTTCATGAAAGTATAGCTTGGTTAAATGATAGATTTAAAGAGCACGGGATAAATACTTCAGAAAAGATCTCTGGTCCAACAAACGCTGGGAAAGAAATATTTCATATCCATGAGCCTTTAGATGAAAATCGTCTTAGATTTTTGAAGCCTAATCCGGAATATCTTATTAATAGAGGATTTGATCCTGATGTATTGAGAAGATATGAGGTTGGTTCTTGGCATCGTTTGGGAACTTATATGCACGACCATGTTGTAGTTCCAGTAAGAGATCATGAAAATCATTTGGTGGGATTTACTGGACGAACAATACATAATAAGGATTGGCATGAAAAACGTGGTATAAAGTACATTAAATGGAAACACAGTAGATACTATGATCGCTTTCCAAGAACCGGTGATTTTTTTACTGGATCTATATTATACAACTTATATAGAGCGAAGAAGTATATCGGAGAAAACAAGATATTAATACTTGTTGAAGGACCGCTTGATGGATTCAAATTAGACATGGCTGGTATTTACAATTGGGTTGCCACTTTAGGTACAAAATTTGGACCAAATCATAGAAGTTTGTTGGTGCAGTTAGGAATCAACAAATTGTATGTCGCATATGATAACGATTCTCCAAGGGGCCCAAAACAAGAAAGCCCAGGTCAAAAAGGATGGGAAAGAGTACAGAGTATTGTTGGTGATCTCTTTGAGCTTGAAAGAGTGCCTCTGCCTATCGACGAAGATCTTGGTTCAATGTCCGTTCCTACCATCAGACAAGTATTTGATTATGTTAAAACTTAAATCTATTTCTCCGAGTAGAATAAAAACCTTTGATACATGTCTTTTTCAGTATTGGCTTACTTACCATACTGACATTGAACTTAAGTCAAACTGGGGTGCTGCACATGGGTCGTTGATTCATGATGTACTAGAGAATTATTCGAATGGTAATGATGCAGATTGGATCAGTAGATTATATAGAGGCTATGGTGGACTGTTGCACACCTTGGATAGATATGGAAAACCAGAGGTAATGGAGAGTCCTCTAAGGTGGGCTAAGCCTGAAGATTTTGCAAACAAAAAGCCGTTGTGCGATACGTGCCCCTTTGCTGCCGACGATGCCACTTGTTCTATTTCCAGAGAGTTCCTTGATGATCTTAGCGGCTGCCCACGAGGTTTGTTTGAAGGCTCTATTGTTATGATGGAAAAGACAATAGAAAGATATACTGAAGTATGGGATAAGCTGTTAAAAGATAAAGATGGCAATATTATCGGCACAGAATATGGTTATAATTTACCGATAAATGGTACGGAAGTTCCAATGATTGGTATTATGGACCTTGTTATTGAAGAAGATAAAGATACAATTAGAATTATTGATTATAAAACGGGTTCATGGACACAAGACTATAAGCAATGTTGTGAAGATATTCAAGTTCAGATGTATGACTTGGCGGCTTATAAAGAATTTGTTCTTGACGTTAACAACAAGGGATATCAATATAAGAATATTATATTAACTTTTGACTATTTTACAAAGTCTCCGGTTACCTTAGCGTTCGACAATGATCAAAGAGAAGAAGTAGAAAATAAAGTTTTAGATAAAATCAGACAAATTCAATCTACTGATTGGATTAATAGAATTGTAAATAATAACTCTGAATTCTCCGAACGTAAGGCTTGGAAATGTAGAGCTATGTGCGACACTACTGTTTGTGGCGAAAAATGGAACGGTAACTTTAAAGCTAGTGAGGTTATTAATGACGAGACTGCCTGATGATCACTTGTCTGCTCTGATGGAATATGGTATTGATCGTGTACATCGTAGATTGTTCTTAGGAGATATCGAAGAACAAAATGTAATTAATGTAATTAAAGGTATTTATTTCTTTGAGGCAGAAGATAAAGAAAAACCTATTGAGTTGTTTATTAGTTCATATGGTGGTGACTTAGATGAGATGTTTGGTTTATACGATGTGTTGAATACCATTGAATGTCCTATTGTTACGGTTGCTGTTGGAAAATGTCAAAGTGCGGCCCCGCTTTTAGTCGCTGCTGGCAAACTGGGAGAAAGATATGCACTGCCTCATACTTCGTTTATGTTTCATCAATCATCTGCCGATGGGGATGAATATGCTGGTCAACTTAGTAGAATTGAGGCAGAAATAAAACAACATAGAGCAATGGAAGAACAATGGTATGCCTTATTAGAGAAGCATTCTAAAAAACCGGCGTCGTTTTGGAAAAAATTAGGCAAACTACCGAACGATACTTTTTATAGTGCTGAAGAGGCAATTGAGTTTGGTATAGTAGATCAATTGTGGAATCAAAGGGAGGGAGATGAGTAATGGCGGTATACAAATTTTGGTGTAATAAAGAAGGACATATTTTTGAAACTAAAATACCTAAAAACAGATATGAATCATTTATTCGTAAATGTGAGTCACTTAAAAAAGTTTGTCCAAAATGTAAGCCAGAGAACGTAAGAATTTTTCCTCTGGAGGATTCTGACGGATGTAAAATATATAGGTGTCCGAAAAATCATGTGAATACGATGTGTTTGTTTAAAGATGGTATGGTTCATGTGTCGTGCAATAATGTCTTTACTAACTTTTTGGAAACAAAGGGAGATAACGCCGAGCAGCTCGTTGTCGAACTAGTTGACGATGGAACGATTTGTTGTCAGTATGAAGGTGAGTGTGGATTACCTCTTGTGGCTATAGATGACACTCAGTTCGTTAGGCCAAATGTTTCGTTTATTAAAACCAGAGTTAGAGTTGGAGACATTTGGGATAAAGCTGGGGTAGCAGATCCTGTTGCTGGTAGTTATGATGGTGATTTTTATTATAAAGAAAGCGAGTTTGAAAAGAGAAACAAAGAGCGTTTGAGTAGAATGAGGCGTGAACGCAACATCTCAAAAGATAGGCTTCCTGGAAAACCGTTGAACGAACCGACCAATCCTGACGAATGACTTTTATACATCTAAGCGTACATTCTAAAGCGTCAATGCTTTATGGATCTGCTGATATTAAGAAGCTTGTTAAAAAGGCAAAAGAATGTAATCAGCAGGCGATTGCTTTGACTGACTATAGTAATCTTTTTAATGCTGTCAATTTCTACAAAGAGGCAACTCATGTAGGTATTAAACCAATTTTAGGTGTCGATGTTTTGTTCTGCGAAGATTGTGACGAGTACAAAGAACAAAAGATCAGACAAACTAATCATTTGGTACTTCTGGCAGAAAATGATATTGGATGGAAAAATATTACGCGAATAGTGGCGGAATCAAATACTGGCGACAATTTCTATTTTAGTCCTAGAATTGATTTTAAGATCTTAGAGAAATATTCTGATGGTATTATAGCTCTAGCTGGCGGTACGTTTGATGGCGTCATTTCATACTATCTTTATGACAAAAAGGGTGATGATGGTTCGATTAGAGACAGTGCTGCTCCGTTCAAAGCACAAGCGTTAGTTCGTAGATTCATTAAGATTTTTGGGACCGATCGGTTCTTTCTAGAAGTTCAAGATCATGGCCATGATATCCAGCGTGAAGTTAACAATAAACTTAGAAACATTGCTATCAAATATGGCATAAAAACAGTTGCTACCAATAATGTTCATTATGTGGATAAGAGCGACGCTGAAGCTCATAAAACTTTGCTGTCTATGAATGTTGATAGATACAACAGAACTACAAGTACAGACTTTTCGCGTGAAGAATATTATCTTAAATCGAGAGAAGAAATGTGCTTACATGACAGCGAGATCGCTACAGCTGTTGAAATTGGTGAGCGATGCAATGTATTAATTGATGTTGCTAAACGTCGGCTTCCTAAGTATGCTTTCTTGCCAGAGGGCGAGACCGCAGATGGTTACCTGCGTAAACTGGTGATGGATGGTTTAGCATATATTATTCAAGGAAAGAAAAATGCCGATGATTATATGGCTAGAGTTGAACGTGAATTGTCGGACATTCATGAAATGGGATTCGACGATTACTTCTTGATTGTTCATGATGTTATTTCTTGGTGCCAAAAAGAAAAGATGTTGATTGGCCGAGGTCGAGGTAGTGCTGGAGGTAGTTTGGTTAGTTATTGTCTCGGCATTACGGACATTGATCCTCTTAAATATGGTTTAATTTGGGAACGCTTCCTAAACAAAGGCAGAGGAGGATTACCTGATATTGATAGCGACGTTCCTCAGTCAAAACGCAAAGCTGTAATTGATTATATCAAAAGTCGTTTTGGGGCAAATAACGTTGCTCAGATTGTTAACTACAATGCCATGAAAGCCAAAGGTATTCTAAAAGAAGTTTTTAGAGTTTATGGTATGGAGTTTGAGGAAGCAAATAGGATTACTGCACTTATTCCAAATAAGAACGAAGACCATGTAGACATAAGTCTTGATGAAGCCTTGGCTACCGTCCCCGCATTGAGAGAATATGAGAAAAAGTATAAAGCATGGTTTTCTATAGCTAGATCATTAGAGGGATGCTACAAGGCTACAGGTATTCATGCGGCCGGTATTGTTATTTCAGATACTCCGTTTGAAGAGAGTAGTTATCCTTTGGCAAGAGCTAAAGATGGTACGCTAATCTTCGGTTGGGATATGCAAACTGTAGATACTTTAAGTCTTTTGAAACTTGATATTCTTGGTCTTACCACTCTTGACGATGTACAAACGACATTTGATCTAGTGAAAAACAGGCGAGGTTTGGATGTTACTAGACAAAGTATTCCTCTGAATGATTCTTCAACCTATGCTATGATTGGAGCCGGCTTTACAGTTGGAGTATTTCAGATTGAGAAACAGCTTGGGCAGGTTTGGAGTAAAAACCTAGAGCCATCTAATATTGAAGAGATTAGTGATCTTTGTAGTATAATTCGTCCAGGACCATTAGACTCTGGTATGGCAGAGCAATATCAGGAAGTTAAAGCTGGAAGAACTGATCCGGATTATATTCATAACAAACTAGAGCCTATATTAAGTAAGACTTACTCTGGTTGCTTATATCAAGAGCAGGTAATTGAAATTTGTCGGCAGCTTTCTGGAATGTCGTCGATTGATGCTGATAAAGTTCGCAAGGCCATGGGCAAGAAAAAGCCAGAAGAGATGGCTAAATGGAAAAAAATATTTATAGATGGTTGTTACAATTACTCTAACATTGATATTATAACAGCGGAACAGATTTGGAGCTTTATTGAAACCTTCGCAGGATATGGATTTAATAAATCTCATGGTGTAGGATATGGTCTTTTAACATATGAGACCGCTTACCTAAAAACAAACTATACTGTAGAATTTTTATGTGCAAAGCTACGTCATACTGATGGTGACTTTGATAAAATTAGTGCACTTGTTTATGATGGCAAGCTCTTTAATATAAACGTGGTTCCGCCAAGTGTTAAAAATGGTAACAGTAATTTTGCAATTATAGATGACAACAACATTGCTTTTGGATTGACTTCAGTTAAGGGCGTGGGAATTGCAGCTATTACAGACATCAAGACTGTTGCAAATAACGTAAGTAATTTTGATGACATATTGTGGAAGATAAAACTAACTAAGAATAAGATTACTAGTGCGGTTGTTGCAGCACTCATTAAAAGTGGAGCCTTTGATTCTTATGGTGAGCCTCGTGTCAGAATGTTGGCAAAACATAATTTGATGGAAGGATTAAGCAAGACGGAATTGAAGAATATTGACTCCCTTATGAAGAGAGAGCCAGATATCAAAGATTGGGTTCGTTTTGTAAGAGGTCTATCTGATGACAGCAAAACTGATATTATTAAGAACAAGTATGGAATACGTGTTCCAGACGCTCGCCGTCGTCCAAAGTTACAAGAGCTGTTAAGAGAATATGATGCAGCCGGATCGTGACTGGGAAAC